AATATTAAAAATTATTTTAAAGAAGAGCTTGCTGAAGAAATTGAAAAAGGAACTGTTGTTATTGTTAGCTAGTATAATAATAAAAATTAATAACAAGGAGATTTTATGAATATAAAGAAATTTAATATTTGGGTTACTGCACTATTTCACAATGTTTTATTTACACTCTTAACTTGTGAGCTTTCTTTTTTAGTAAAAACAGACCCTCAATTTATTTTTAGCTATATATCATTGGTGTTTTCAGTAATTTCATTTATTATTGCTTTTATAGTAGTTTATTATTTCTTGAGGGAAGATTAACCTTTATAGGAGGTTAGAATGATAACGTTTGAACAGGTAAAAAAAGATTTAAGAAACTTAAAACATCTTGAATATTCAATTCAAACATTTTTAATTGCCAGTGAAAAATTAAAAAAACAATATGAAAATCATAAAGAAAATGGCGCAACAGAAGAACAGCTTAAAATATTTAAAGAATCAATTGATAAATTAGATGCAAATGGATTTATAAAACAAAGCATTTTAAAAAAAGAGCAGTATTTTGATGCAATATCTCATCTAGATCCTATTAATCAGACAATTATTATTGATTCAGTAATAAACGGCCAAACTTACTGGAAAATAGGAAATAAATTAGGATTTTCAGAAGTTGCCATTAAAAAAAGAGTTAATAAAACAATAAGACAAATAGTAAATCATTTAAAAAAAGTTAGTAATTAGTAAAAGAGTATACTTCGGTATACTTTTTTTTGTTGTAAAATTAAATAAAGATATAAAAACGGAGGTAATTGTAGGTGTTATGATGGGGTCAAAGTATAAAGATGATGTGAAAGAACAAGCACTTGCAATGCTTACCACGATGTCTTATAAGGAAGTATCGAAACAACTTGAAATTCCAGAGAACACTTTGAGAGATTGGAAAAAGAGAGAAGAGAAGATTAATCCAGAGTTCGTGAAACTCCGAACTAAAAAGAAAGAAGAGTTTGTTAATAGTGCTTGGAGCATTATAGAAAAAGCAAATAAGTTGATTGAAAAAAAGATTGATAGAGCTTTATCTATTGAAGATGATATTGATAACATTATAAGTAAAGCAAAAAATAATCAAGATTTATCGAAAGAAGATTTTGTGTTACTAACTAAAAGTATTAATAAACTAGGAATTGATAATATTGGTCAAGTATCTACTGTAATTGGGACTTTATATGATAAACAAGCACTTATTAATAAAGAAGCAACAGTTAATCATGGTGCAGATGCATCACTTGAAGATGTTCTAAGGGGACTACAGGGAGATGAAATGTAGTGGCTATTAATACTAAAAAATATATTGAAAATGAACTGAAAATTAGAACGAAAGATTCTCAAATTATTCCATTTATTATTAATGAGCCACAGCTTAAACTTTATAACACAATTAAGTTTTTACACGAGCAAGGTAAACCTATTAGAATTATCATTTTAAAGGCTAGACAAATGGGTTTTTCAACTCTAACTGAAGCATTAATCTTTAAAAGAACAGCAACTAAACATAATGTAAATAGTGGTATTGTTGCACATAAAGAAGAAGCAACAACAAACCTTTTCAATATGTCTCAACTATTTTATGAAAAATTAAGAAGTTGTTTAAAACCTCAAATTAGAAAGAGTAATGCTAAGGAACTTATTTTTGATAACAAAGAAGGTTCTGGACTTAAAAGTAAAATTAAATGTATGACAGCTGGTGGAGAGGGAATTGGTCGTTCTGATACATTTCAAAACCTACATATTTCAGAGTATGCGTTTTGGAAAGGAGATAAGAAAAATACACTTGCAGGTCTTCTTCAAGCTGTTCCAGATACACCAGAAAGTATGGTTATTATTGAATCCACAGCTAATGGTTATGATGATTTTAAACAAAGATGGGATGATGCAGTAGATGGCAAGAGTGATTATATACCTTTGTTTTGTGCTTGGCATGAGCTTGACTCTTACAGGAGAGATGCAAGTAATTTAGTTTTGACAGATGAAGAAATAGAACTCAAACAACTTTATAACTTAGATAATGAACAAATTTCTTGGAGAAGATGGAAGATTGCAAACGATTGTGGTGGAGATGTTGATTTATTTAAACAAGAATTTCCTAGTTGTCCAGAAGAAGCTTTTATTTCATCTGGTTCGAGTGTTTTCGATAAAGAAAGCATAATTCACCAGATAGAAAGAGTTCGTACCTTGCAACCAGTAAAACGAGGCTATTTTGAGTACGAGAAGAAAGTAATTGATGTAGACAATTACGAAATAAACAATATCAAGTGGGTTGATGATGAGAAAGGATATATTACTATTCATCAAGAACCTGTGGTGATATACGACCAGAAAACAAAACGACCATTAAGTAAAGCACCTTATGTAATTGGTTGTGATGTGGCTGGTAATGGCGAAGACTTTTTTACAGCTAAAGTAGTTGATTGTATCACACATGATAGACATGCAACACTGCATAAGCAAAACATAGATGAAGATTTGTTTGCTGATCAAATTTATTGTTTAGGAATGTATTATCATGAAGCTTTAATTGGTATTGAAGTTAATTATAGTATTGTGGCTGACAGAGAGCTTAACAAGCTTAATTATCCTCATATTTATCAAAGAGAAGTATTTGATAAGCAAAATCAAAGATATTTAAAACAAACTGGATTTATTACAAATTCTGTAACAAGACCGTTAATGATTGCTAAACTTGTAAAACTATTTAGAGAAGATATAACTCATGAAGTTGATATTTCAACTCTAAGAGAATGTTTAACATTTGTTAAAAATGAAAAAGGTAGAGCTGAAGCTGAATATGGTTTTCATGATGATTTGGTTATGGCAAATGCTATTGCTGAAACAATTATTGAACAACAAGACCCTAATTGGATTGAGATAGAACAACCAAAATACGAATTACCATATGCTTTACAATCAGAGTTTGATGAAAATGATGATTTTGAAGATACATATCAAGACTATTTTAACGCACTGGAGGAATATTAATGGAAAAATTATTAGAAGCATTAGTTAATCAAGCTTTTAAATCTCAAAATGAAAGAATTGAGTGCTTAAAACAAGAAATAACTGAATTAAAACAAGAAAATAAATCTCTAAAAGAAAAGATTAATGATTTAGAAGAATTAAATTCTTTGTTTGATGAAAATGTGACTAAAATTAAAGACTATTTTAAAACTTATGTTGCTGGAGAAGATGAAACTAATTTAATGGAGGAATATAAGTTTGGAGAACAATAATCAAGAGAGATTAAATCAAATATGGAATGAATACAAAGATGGGAAACAATATCAAAAAGAAATTGGTTTAGAAACAATGATTCCATTGTGTGTTGATTTTTATGAAGGAAGACACTGGGGAAAAGTAAGTGATAAGACAAAAACATTACCAAGACCTATTTTTAATCAAATTGAAATGATTGTAGATAGTAAAGATGCTGGAATACTTGCAACACCACTTAAAATTTTATTTAGTTCTCAAGAAGCACCAAATTTAGCAAATAAATTAACTGCATTTAATAAACAAATGGAAAAAGAAATGAAGTTAGATGATATTTGGTCTGAAATAGTAGGTCAAGCAACGGTTGAAGGTTCTAGTTTTATTCATTTCTTTTGGGATTCAGAAGCCTATGGAAGAAGAGGAGAATATAAGGGTGGAACAAGAGCAGAAATTATTGAACCACTTAATGTTATAGTTCATAATCCAAGAGAAACTGACATTCAAAAACAAAAGTGGATAATTATAGAAACTAGATGTGAACTTGAAGCTGTTAAATCAATGTGTAAAAACAAGACTGATGCAATGATGATTGAACCAGATAATAACGAAAATATTCGAGATGAAAAAGAGCAAAATGGAAGCAAACTTGTTACTGTATTGACAAAATATTTTAAAAAAGATGGTGAAGTCTATTTTGAAAAAGCAACTAAGAAAGTTTTTATTTGTCAAGCAACAGCACTTAATCCAGAAATTAATAGTAATTTGATTAGAAATACACAAAAAGAAGATTCTGCTGAATCTAATTTACCAGATACACCAAAAAGTGAACAGGTAGAATATAAAGCAACTCTTTATCCAATAGAAGTTTATCAATACAAGAGAAGAAAAAATTGTATTTATGGTCGTGGTGAAGTTGAGCCAATTATTCCAAATAATAGAGTAGTTAACTTTAATACAGCTATGATGTCAAAAAGTGTAGAAGACCAGGGATTTGGTCAAGTAGTAGCAAAAGAGGGTGCAATGAGTAAAGGTGATAGATTCACCAATGACCCAACAAAACTACTTATTGATAGATACAAAGGTGGAACAGGATTTTATACCTTACAAAAACAACCTTTTAATCCTCAAACTTATCAACTAAACAAAGATATTTTAGAAACAACAAGAAGTGTAACTGGTGCAACGGAAGTAATGACTGGTGAAATAATGGGAGCAAATCAATCAGGAGCATCAATAGCTTATCTTCAACAACAAGCACAAAAGCCTATTGATAATCTATCAAAAAGATATAGAAAATTTAGAGAAAGATGTGCTGAGATTTTATTACAATTCTATGTTTTATTTTATGAAGATAAAGAATTCTATAATGATGTTAACTCAGAAGAAAGTTTGAAATTAATAAAAGAAAAATTATTAAGTCAAGGTGAAAATAATCAACAAATTATTCAAGAACTTTCAAATATACCAGTAGAACCAATTAAATTTAAAGATTTGTTTAATGGTTCAGAGTTTAGAGATTATGAGTTTGATATAACAATCGAAATTGGTGCTGGAACACAGTATAGCGAACTTGTAACAGTAAATATTCTAGATAATCTTTTAAATGCTGGAAAGATTAGTTTAAGGACCTATTACAATGTTTATCCACAAAATTTATTACCAAATAAAAAAGAACTATTAAAAGATTTAGATGAACAGGAAAAAGGTCAAATTGCACAATTATCTCAAATGGTTCAAAATCAACAAAGTCAGTTAGAACAATATGCAAGTGCTATTCAAAGACTTAATGAAATAGCAAATAATATCTCCGGAACAATAAATGAAAATATGAAGCTTAAAGAATTATTAGCACAATTACAAGCTGAATATACAGGAAAGATAAATATAGCTAATCAAGAAAATGCTATTTTAAGACAAGATGCAGAGGATTTAGCAACACTTGTAATGTCTAATAGTAAAGGAGAAGGAAATGCTTTGTGAGTATTGTAAAACTGTCTTAATAAGAAAAAAATCTAATAAATATAAAACAATTTTTACTTGTAGAAAGAAAGATTGTTTTAACTATAACAAAGATGTATATAAAAAACTTGTTAATTAAAGTTAAATACTTTGATTATAAATTCGCATTGAATAGCGGAAAAATCTAAAAGGAGGGCAATTTATGCCAGAAAATTTAACTGCGGAAACAAGCATTGAAAACAATGTGGTTGATGAGGTCGCAGACATCAACAAAAACTCTGAAACTGAGAATAATATTGAATTTTTAGACTTTAAAATTAATGAGAATGACGATTCTATTAAACAAAGTGAAAAATTAATTCAAAGCAGTGAAGAAAATTCTGAATATGCTCGAAAAAGAAGAGAATCAGAAAGAAAAAATGAACTAAAAAGAGCAAGAGAAGAAGCAAGAATTAATGCTTTAATTGAATTTACCAATGGTTTTAATCCTTACACACAAGAAGAGATTAAAGATAAGGTGGATATAGATAAATTCCTTGCAATGAAAGAGATTGAAAGAAATGGTGGTGACCCAATTTCGGATTATCACAACTTTCAATCAAAAAAGAAAAAAGAAGAAATTGCTAATATAAAAAAGGAAGATGAAGAAAGAAATTGGTATGCAAATGATAGAAAAGTCTTTTTTGAAAAACACCCAGAAATGACAGAATCTATGCTTTCTTCATTACTTAAAAATGAACAGTTTCTTCTATATGGTGAAGGTAAGTTTGGAAATAAAGCATTGTCTGAAATATATGATGGCTTTTCAAAAGTTATGTCAACATTTGAAAATAAAGCTAAATCTATAGCTGAAAAAATGTATGCAAACAAATTTTCTTCACCAGGGGCGCTTAATAGTTCTGAAGTTTCAAAGACAAAAACTTGGGAAGATATGAGTGCAACTGAATTTGAGGCTGAGATTCAAAAAGCTAAAAATGGTAATTATAAAAAAACTTAGAGGTGAAAGTCCTCTAAAATATTAAATTTATAGGAAAAGAAAAATATGTCAGAACAAAATGTAAACACACTTGGAACTGTATCAGCAGAAGCCAAAACTTTTTATGATAAAACACTTTTAGCAAGACTTCTTCCAACATTAGTCTTTGCTAAATATGGTCAAAAGAAATCACTAAAATCTAGAAGTGGTAAAACAATTGAATTTAGAAAATTTACATCATTAGACCCAGTAACAACACCTTTAACTGAAGGTGTTACACCTACTGGTAAAAATCTTGCTGTAACATCAATTACAGCAACAGTAGAGCAATATGGTGACTTCGTTGAAATTTCAGACATGCTTGATTTAGTAGGAATTGACCCTGTATTAGTAGAATCAGCTGAGTTACTTGGCGAACAAGCAGGTCTAACTATTGATAATAGAGTTAGAGATATTGTATGCGAAGGAACAAATGTTCAATATGCAAATGGAAAAGAAAGCTCTGATGCAATCACAGCTGATGATAAAATGACATCTGATGAAGTAGCAAGAGCAGCTGCAACACTTAAGAAAGGTAATGTTAAGAGAATTGATGGTAAATACTATATTGGTATTGTTGACCCTGATATTGCTTATGACCTTATGAAAGACCCATTATGGCAAGATATTTCTAAATATAGTGGTGGTGGGGCTATTATGGAAGGCGAAATTGGTAAATTACATGGTGTTAGATTCATTGAAACAACAGAAACACTAGTAAAAACACCTGGTTCAGTAAATGTTCACTGTGCAATGATTATCGGAAAAGATGCTTATGGTATTGTTGATGTTGATGGTTCAGTTAAACCAGAAAATATCGTTAAAGCATTTGGTTCTGCAGGAACTGCTGACCCACTTAATCAAAGAGCAACATCTGGTTGGAAAGCATTATTTACAGCTAAAAGACTTGATGAAAATTGTATGGTTCGTATTGAGTGTGCTACAACTCTTAATTAGAAAATATTGGTTTTATCTTACCATCACCCTCTTTTTACAGAGGGTGAGAAATAGATTAAAATTATGGAGGAATTAATTATGTCAAAAACAGAAAACACTGAAAAAGTGGTAAATACAACAGAAAATATTGAAGATGTAAAAGTTGATGCAAAACATCTTGAAGTTGCTAATCAAACTGCAAAAGCAATCAAAAATAAAAAGATGGTTGAGATTAAAATTCCTATTGATCCTCAAAATCCAAAGGATTTGATAGTTCCTGTAATTATTAATGGTTATAGATGGGAAGTTAAAAGAGGCGTAAAGGTTTCAGTTCCTGAACCTGTTGCGAAGATTCTTGAAAATTCTAAATATATTTAATGAAAATAAAAAACAATCTAAAATTAGATTGTTTTTATGTAATTTGAGTTGGCTAGTAGTGGTTCGAACCCACAAAATTACAAGTAAGGAGGGAAAATGAAATTAGGCGAAATCAAGCTAGAAGCATTAAGAATAATGAATATAAATAATGATAGTCCACTTTATTTAGAAAATATCGAAACAATTTATGGTGAAAAAAGATATGCTAAATTTTTAAATAATATGCTTAATGCAATTAATAAAGCTATTGATATTATAAATTATAAAAAAGTTTTACCTAAAAAAAACATTGAATTATCTGAGTTTTTATCAAGTGAAGGAAAAATAAATAATAGATTTGATTTAACTAAAATTAATGATTTTTTATCAATTAACAAAATTGTATATGAAGATGATTTTACGTATTATCCAAAAATTTGTTTTGAGAAAGAAGGTGAAAATCTAGTTATCTCAAATAAATATAATCCAAATTATTTAAAGATGATTTATGAACCTAAAATTCCTAATATTACAGATGATTTATCAGATAATGAAGAAATTCCGAATTTAAAAGATGAATTTGCAAGATTAATTCCATATTACATTAAATTTGAATTATATCAGGAAGATGAACCAAACTTAGCTTTAACTGCTAAAAATACATTTGATAATGGAATTGAATCATTAAGAATTTATGAATATGAATTTGATAGTATATCAATAGAAAATATTTATTCAATAGAGGATTAATTATGGCAATATCATTAAAAGAAAGAAAACAAGCAGTATTTCATGATTTTAAAGGTGTTGATTTTTCAAGTTCACCACTACTTGTAAATAAAAATAGAGCTGTTAATTCTACTAATTTTATTTATAAAAATGGTATTAACAGGAAAAGAAATGGTTGGATAGAGAAATTCAGAATAGGAACTGAAAATATTAATGGTTTATTTGAGTGTTATTTAGATAGTATTAAAGTAATTATAGTTTATGCAAAAACAAGCTTTTATAAAGTTACATTTGAAAATGAAGAATATTCTATTGAAGAAATAACAAATACTTCATCTAATGATATTTGTAAGGTTGATACATCTAAATTAATAAACAGAAGATGTCAAATGTTTCAAAATAAAAATAGGTTATATTTTGTTGGCTGTGGTGATTATCTCACTTATGGTAAATATGGTGAAAATTATGAACTTAGAAGAGTTGAAGATGATGATTATACATATATTCCAACAACTTCAATTAATATTGGTGCTGATAGTGATGAAGATGATATTTATGAATCTTTTGAAAATGTAAATTTATTATCTAGCAAAAGAAAAAATACATTTGTTGGAAATATAGCTGGTTCGATTTTTACAGTTGATTCAGATTACATTGATAATGGAACAGTTATTACCATTGAACACGAGGCTGTTGTTGAAGAAAAATTAACAATTAAAACATATCAAAGTATTGGAAGTGATATTTTTGATGATGAACAAAAAATAGGTTCAATAGATTTTGAAAAAGGTAAAATTACTTTAGACATAGATACTTCACCAATTGAAAATTCTAGTGAAAATGTAGAATCTAATTTAACAATTACTTTTAGCTGTAAAATAAATGATTATGCTGATAGAATAAATAAAGCTGAAATTGGAGTAATGTATGGAGTAAATGGAAATCCTGAAAGATTGTTTGTTGCTGGAAACAATCTCTATCCAAACTATGATTTTTACTCTGAAATAAACGATTTAACATATTTTTCAGATTTAAATTCAACTGAAATTGGTTTAACAAATTCGAAAATAACAGGATATTCTGTTCTTGATAATGGAATATTAGCAATTCATAAAGATGAAAGAAATAGTGGTTCTACAATTTATTATAGAAGTGGTACAGAAAAAACAGAGTTTGATGATAATGGTCAAATAATAAATCAAATAACTACTTTTACTATTAAAGCTGGTTCAATAGGTGAATGTTTGGCAAGTAAATATTGTAATGCAAATTTTAATGGAGATAAGATATTTTTATCTAAAAATGGAGTATATGGAATTGTACTTTCATCAAATATTGCATCAAATGAAAGATATTCAAGAGAACGAAGTCAGTATATCAAAAGAAAATTATTAAGTCACATTAACTTAGAAGAGGCTGTAGCAATAGTTTATGAAAATAATTATTACTTATCAATAGATGATATTTGTTATGTTGCTGATGCCAGAATTATTTCAAATAATACATCTGAAACAAATTCATTCAATTATGAATGGTATTATTGGAATAATATTCCAGCAAGAGTATGGGCAATAATAGATAATAAACTATATTTTGGAACAAAAGATGGTAGAATCTGTGCTTTTGATAAAGAATATGCTGATATAACTTTTAAAAAAACATCAATCGGTGATTTATTCATAAATTATGATGAAAATAAAGTTATTTTTAATCAAAATTTAGTATTAAAAAATAATGATTTAATTAGATTTAATACTGATATTTATAAATCAAAAATATTATCAGAAGATATTATAAAAGTTGAGAATAATAAAGTATTTGTTAGTGAAGAAAAAATTCTAAATTGTTATAACTTATCTGAAATATATGTAGATAAAATAAATGATTCTGGTTTAGAGATAAATAAAAAGTATTATATAAATAACGTAGATTTAGCAGAATGTTCTTTTAATTTGACTGATGAATTAGGTAATGAAATTTCAATTTTATCAAGTAATTTTTGTATTTGTGAAAATATCTCAAATAAAGATTTAATTATAACTAATTTAACTGATACAACATTTAATTTATCATACAAAAATCCAGATTTAGAAGAAATAAAATTAGTTAAATATAATGATTCTATAGAATATCAAACACCTCAAGCAACAATTGTAACAAAAAAGAATGTTGTTGCAATGTGGTTTAGTCCAATTTTTGACTTTGGAAATAATCAATTAATGAAAACTTTATTAAGTTTTACAGTTTCAACCGAACCTACAACAAATGGAAAATTAACGTTTGGATACACAACAAAAAATAATGAAAAATCAATAGCAGCAGAGGGTATTAATATCTTTGATTTTGATAATTTAGATTTTAATAATTTTACTTTTGACTCTTCTTTTGCTAATAGCTATACCGTTGATATTAAAGATTATTTTAACTTTATACAGCTATTTTTTATGAGTGATAATGATTATGCTTGTGCAGTCAACTCAATAACTCTTTCATATAAATATAATTCTACAAATAAAGGAGTTCAATAATATGGCAAAAATAGAAAATATATCTCAAAAAACTGAAAATGCAATACTTAGAAAAAGTGCTTATAGTCTGCCAAATAGACCATCTGAAAGTGGAATTAGAGCAGAAGATGTAAAAAAATCATTTCATGGTTTAATTACAGATAAAAATGATTCAGTTTTATCAGAATTAAAAAGAATTGTAAATGAAGCTAACGATATTATCAAAAATTTAGAAGATGAAATAAATAAAAAAGAACCTGAAATTTCAAGTTCAAATTTAATTAGTGCTGATTTTATTGATGATACAAATTCTAAAAATAAGTTTCTAACCGATGAAGAAAGAAAATTACTTTATAAATTTAATAAAGAAACTTGGGTAATTAACGAAAATCCAACGTTACCAACCGAATCAAAAAGTTATACAATTAATGCTAATGTTAATCTTTATGACGGAACTGAAATAATCTCTATAACAGCTGATTATTGGCAATTTTATAATAATGCAGCTTTATTTTTTGGAAAAACTCGTTATACAACTGATGGAGATTCAGTTTATTATAACAGTTATTTAAGCGCATATTATAGTGATTCTAATACTAATCAAAATGAGTGGAGTAGTCATTATGATACAAATACTTCATTTATTATCGATAGTGATATAAGTAAAAAATTAAGAACTATTACATTTAATGAAGAACCTGATGAAGAAATATTAGCTTGGTTACAAGCAAATGCTGTTTTACAACCAAATATACAACAAATTATCCCGAATAATGGAGAAGAAGCAACTGAAGAATTAAAAACATTACAAATTGGGGATATAAACTTTTTACTTTCTAAAGGAGATTTTTTTTTTAACTTAGCCTATGGAGATACAGCACCAGAAGATACAACAAAGTTATGGGTTAAGTGTCAAGAGCCTAGTAATATTAATATTATGGCTGACAAAGATGTTGATTATGAGAATGCAACTTTGTCAACATTAGACACTAAATTAACACATTGGACAGAGTATAATGGTGCAGCATCAGTAGGAACTGATTGTTACTCATTTAGTGGTGGTCATTATTACATTCAAAAATA